GTCATAGGCTTAGGCTACTTTGTGTTTTTCGTCTGGCAAACTATCACAAAAACTATAGATCCAGCTGTGCAAGAAATGAAAACCACAATTATTCGTCTCACAGACCAACTTCGACTACTTGACCAGGATATGATACGCTTGAAGGAGAAAGTTGACACTGTTGTTCGGTTGAAAGACCAGGAAAAACAAAAACATGAGCATGAAAAATCAAAAAAGACCTGATGAAGTATTATTGATAGCTTCTATGATAATTGTAATGTTTGTTGTTTTGTCAGTACAAGCCGATGAAATGGTGCACAAATTTAAAAGTCCATCCTTTAGCGGTGAAGGCACGTCTTCTCATTATTTGACTATAGAGAATCAAGAGACAAATCGGGCCCAGGCGATTAAGGACGAGATAGCCGCCCTAGCTGAAAAGCTAGAGCGGGACAAGACAAATACAGTAGAGGCTCGGTTTATGAGAAACTTGACCTCACGGATATATGCAAATTTGGCGAGACAAATAGAGTCTTCTTTATTTGGAGAAAACACAAACAAATTCGGTTCTATGGAGCTTGACGGAAATACCATAGAATATGAGATAACAGATGAAACAGTTAGAGTTACAATCACAGATGCCGAGGGCAATGTCACAGAGGTTATTGTGCCTCTTAATGGCTTCACTTTTTAGCGGTTGTACTCTAATGATTGATCCCATAGAAAACAACCTAGCTCCAATAAAAAAGTATGAACAACCAGAATTAGTTGTTCTTTACACTGATTTAGTAGACTTACCAGAACCCGTAAGAAAACCTGTCATAGCCGTTTATCCTAATACTTTTAAAGACGAAACCGGACAAAGACGTAGTAACTCTACTTATGCAACTTTCAGCACAGCCATAACCCAGGCCCCACATGCTTATCTAATACGCGTATTGAAACATTCTGGTTTCTTTGAAGTGGTAGAGCGCGTAGCACTAGAAGCGGTATCTAAAGAAAGGCAGCTTATACGATCTACTCGTGATACGTTTGACGAAGATCAAAAGCTCATGCCGCTTATGTTCGCAGACCAAGTGATTAGTGGTGGCGTGTTATCTTATTCTGCTAATATTAATTCTGGAGGTGCCGGGGCAAGATTTCTTGGAATCGGAACAGATAAAAGTTATCGAGAAGATATAATTACAGTAAGTTTACGTTTAGTTTCTGTCAGTACAGGACGTGTGCTCATGGAAACAATGACAACAAAAAAAGTTTTATCGGCATCGCTCAACAACGATGTCTTTAGATTTATTAGCGACAATACGGAGCTAGTGGAATTAGAAGGTGGTGCAGTAAAAAATGAGCCTATGTCTGTTGCTCTCCAAATGGCTATCGAGACAGCTGTAAAAGATATAATAGACCAAGGCATATCACAAGGGTATTGGAGGTACAAACAATGAAAAAACTCTTACTATTAATCTTTTTATCAACACCGCTTTTTCCAGCCGATAATGAGATATTTTTGGATCAAAGCTCTGGTGCCTCAAACACCAATATTGATTTGGAACAACTAGGATCTGGCAACATAATCGGTGGCTCTGATGCAGCAGCCGGCTCAATGACGGCGCTCAAATTTACCGGGACCGCTGGGACGCTGGACATAAATCAGATCGGCGACTCGAACAAGTTCCTCGGAGATATAGTTTCGGATTCTTATATTGGGTTTTTTGAGTTTGATGGCAACAGTAATACGTTCAACATGAACACCGATAAGACAGCAACTTACGGAGCAGATTCATCAAATGTTAATGTGGATGTAACTGGTAACAGCAATACGTTTACTTTAAACCACGCTACAACAGCATTGGCTAGCACGCTAGATTTAGATTGGATTATCAATGGAAATAGCAACACAATAACCTCTGGCATAAATGCAGATTCAGCTACTAACTACGTTAATATAGATGGCAATGATAATGCTTTGACTCACGCTGCATCGGGTTATGCTGGTAACTATTTCTACTTAGACCACGACGGATCTAATAGAACATTTAACATCACTCAATCATCAACTTTAGATAATGACTGGCTCAAGATTCTTAGTTCTGGTACTACTACTTCAACTGTCTGTGTGGTCCAAAACGATCAAGGCTCAAGTACCGGTTGTTGATATTGGCTCCATAAGCGAGCTGAGAGGTAACGCTCAAGTAGTTAGAGATCAGCCTTATGGGGCAGAGTTATCCTTCCCTATACAACAACTGGATAATGTTAAAACTCAGTCTGGAGCTGTCGCCATAACCTTTGAGGATGAAACAGTCGTCCGAGTAATGGATCATAGCAAACTTGTAATCAATAGCTACATCTACGATCCCAACCCAGCTAAGAGCGAAATGGCTTTACGTTTTGCATCTGGCACAGCTCGTTTTGTCACAGGCAAATTTAACAACAAAAAGAAAATACGCATACAGACACCCTCTGCGGACGTTTATGTGCGCGGCACAGATTTTACAATCACTACCACCCCAGAAACGGGCGCCTCGTTGGTGATTCTATTGCCTGGTGTTGACGGCAAAGTAGGCGAGATAATAGTAGAAACAGCGATGGGACAAGTCATACTAAACCAAGCCTATCAAGCGACCACTGCCATGACTTATAACCAAGCACCATCAAAACCTGTAACATTAGACATATCACTGGAACTTATAGACAACATGTTAATTGTTAATCCTCCACAAGAACGCCAGGATCTTGTAGAAGAAACACAACAACAAGGCACAGCAGATTATCTGAACTTTTCAGATCTTGATATAGATTTCTTAGCAGAAGATTTTTTAGATAACGAAGCGGATTTAGAGTTTACAGAGCTCGATATAAATTATCTGGATGTAAACTTTTTAGAAGATCTTTTAAATGTTATTGATGCTCTGGCTATTGATGAAGAAGACGATCAACTAAACCAAATAGCAACCGGTATAACTATAGCGGGTACTAACATTGGTCAAGATAAAGACACACAGATAACAACAATAATTACTGGCCAACAGATAAGTATTCGTAGATCTGTAGGAGATACCTATCGCCTAGACTTAGATGGATCAAGCGCATACACTCTTATATTGTTTCAAAATGGGGTAGAACACGTTGTTAAAGTTAATGGTGGATCCTCAAACATAATAACTATAAGGCAAGGAAATTGAACAAAAAATACATATTCCCAGCTCTACTTATTGGTTTGGCTCTGCCTTTGCTAATGCAGCTCACACCCTTAGAGATCCTCAAGCTCAAAACATTTGATGCTTTTGTAAAAGAACAAGATCCTACAGGTAAATTTGTAATCCTAGATATAACTGAGGCTGATATAGAAAAAGAAGGTGGCTGGCCTTTACCCAGGAGAAGATTAGCTGAGATCCAGGTAGATCTACTCAATGCCGGCAGTTATTCACAAGCCTGGGCCCTAACCTTTCCACAACCGGATCGATTAGGAGGAGACGAAGCCTTTGCAGAAGCCTTGAGCTATGGGCCTTCTGTCCTGGCTATGTTTGAATCAGATACAGGCAACTACCCTCCAACAGTCGGTACAGTCATTCTAGGAGAAGATACAGGAGGAGGATATGAAGCCAGGGGTGTAGTAGAAAACATCGATATACTTAAAGAAAATGCCTCTCAGGGGGTAGCATCCGCTCCTACAGATGTTGATGGCCTGGTACGACAATATCCTTTGTTGTTGCGTACAGAAACAGGATTCGCTCCAAGCCTTCCCATAGAAATAATTAAGAAAGTCTCCGGGGCGGACACTTATATTATAAATATGAGTGATGGTGAGATACGAGTGCCATCACTCCCACCTATATCAGTAGATTCAGCACACAGAAAGTGGATCTCTTATGTTAATACGCCAGTTATCACACTAGATGATCTATCCGGAGCCAAAGACAAGATAACCATAATAGGAACCTCTGGTGGCGGGATTATGCCGCAAGTGCCTACTAGCAAAGGTTTGATGTACCCTCACTATCTCCAAGCAGCTGTAGCAGAGTCAATATTGATTGAGGACTCGCCCAGGATCCCTGAGTGGCACCTGGGAGCTGAGTTAGCAATATTTGTGCTTTTAGCGTTCATTTCGTGGTTTCTAACGCAAAAGTTAAGTATGAGTGTAGGATTGATATACTTCGGCATATCGGCCAGCTCTGTGGCTGCATTTGGCTATTACACCATACAAGATGGTTTGTTATTGGACGTAACCTGGTCATTAATTAGTCAATTCATAATTGGCAGCACGTCGTATTATCTGAAATACAGGGAAGAATACATACTTAGACAGCAGATCAAAAAGCAATTTGAACATTACTTGGACAAACGCCAGGTCCAACAGCTCCAGGATAATCCGGATCTTCTAAAGCTCGGAGGATCCAGGCGCTATATTACTGTGCTTTTTACCGATGTCCGGGGATTCACTTCCATGTCAGAGTCAATGTCCGCAGAAGACGTGACCTATATTATGAATCGAGCTTTGACGGCCCAGGTAGAGGCTGTAAAAAAATATGGGGGCATGGTAGATAAATTCATAGGCGATGCGCTTATGGCCGTTTTTTCAGCTCCTTTGGACCTGGAGAACCATGAAAGCAAAGCAATCGAGTGTGCTATACAAATGCAAAAGAATATGGAGGATCTAAACATAGAGCTAGAAGAAGAAGGATTACCTCCAGTTGCAATAGGTATAGGGATCAACAGCGGTGAAGCTATCGTAGGAAATATGGGATCTGATACTAGGTTTGATTACACTTGCATAGGCAGTCCGGTAAATGAAGCTGCCAGGCTTGAGTCAAGTTGTAAGGAAGTTGGTG